AAGCGGTTCGAGAAGACACCGAAAAGAATCAGCAATCTCGGGAATGTTCTTGATGTCATTGCGCCAATCGTGGAGGTTATCTGATGCCAGCAGGTCGCCCTCCCAAGCCAGCCGAGTTGAAGCGCATCACAGGCAACCCCGGCAAGCGCAAACTTCCTGACCTTCAAGTCATCACCACAATCCCGATGGCTTCATCCATACCAGATGCCCCAGCAGGGCTTGGCAAGGATGGCATTGCCTTGTGGAACACCGCATGGGCGAACGCAATCACATGGCTCTCACCATCGAGTGATCTGCAAGCAATCGAGAACGCTGCTCGCCTTGCCGATGATGTCTCAGCAGCTCGCGCCAAGTATCGCGCCACTCTTGAATCTGCCGATGGCAGACTGCTAGTTCAACTCAACAAGTCATTCGTTGATGCACTTTCAACTCTAGGCTTTGACCCGACTGCTCGTTCCCGACTTGGGGTTGCAGAAGTCAAGGCAATCAGCGCAATCGACAAGCTCCTCGCCAAGCGAGAGGCTCGACAATAATTTCAGCCGGGGGGCATAATGGCAAAGAAGATTGACGGCTTTCCACCGCGTTGGCTGACACCAGTTCCAGATGCAGACTTGAAAAGGTCGAGAGGTGATGACATTGCAGATTTCGCCGAAGCCCTCTGCAAGATCACCAAGGACTCTATTGCTGGACACGCTGGAGAAGACCTTGTCTTTCGAGGATGGCAACGAGAACTCACCAAGCAACTCTTCGCAGTCAAGAAGGATGGAACATTTCGTCATCGAGTCGGCTTGGTCGGACTTCCTCGCAAGAATGGAAAGTCTGCTTGGCTCTCTGCTGTTGCTCTTGAATCGCTAGTGCTTGGAGCGCAGGGTGGAGAAATCTATTCGTGTGCTGCCGAAAAGGAACAAGCCAAGATTGTCTTCAACACCGCCAAGGAGATGGTCAGACTTCATCCCGAACTTTCCGAACTCCTGACTGTCTATAAGGACACCATTCACAACCCCAAGACTGGCTCGGTCTATCGCGCTCTCTCTGCCGATGCCTTCTCCAAAGAAGGTCTCAACCCCACTCTTGTCTGCTTCGATGAACTCCATGCCCAACCCAATCGCGAACTCTTCGATGTTATGTCACTCGCTATGGGTGCAAGAATTGAGCCGATGCTGGTTGCAATCACCACCGCCGGAGTCAAGTCTGATTCATCAGGCAAAGACTCCATCTGCTTCAGTCTCTATGAATACGGCAAGCGCGTTGCCCTTGGCGAAGTCGATGACCCGACATTCTTCTTCGCTTGGTGGGAAGCCAACAATGACAACGACTACCGCGACCCGAATGCATGGAAGGAAGCCAATCCCGGCTTTGATGACATTGTCGCAGCAGATGACTTTGCCTCGGCTATCTTGCGAACGCCGGAGTCTGAATTCAAGACCAAGCGATTGAACATCTGGACATCAACTTCTGACACTTGGCTACCTCATGGAATGTGGGATGCGCTCGCTGACGAGAAGGAAATTCCTGACGGCGTGGATGTTGTCCTCGGCTTTGACGGATCATTCAACGGCGACTGCACCGCAATCGTGGCTGTGTCGGTGGAAGAAGTTCCTCACATCATGCCTGTTGCAGTCTGGGAGAAGCCAGATGAAGCAGATGCAAGTTGGCAAGTTCCTGTTCTTGAAGTTGAAGATGCCATCCGCAAGGCGGCAACGAGATGGCAAGTTCTTGAAATCGCTTGTGATCCATACCGATGGGCAAGGACATTTCAAGTGCTTGAAGATGAAGGCTTGCCTGTTGTCACCTTTCCGCAGACCGCTAGCCGAATGACTCCGGCGACCACTCGATTCTTCGAGGCGGTTGTCAATAAGAACATCACTCAGAATGGTGATGCTCAACTCGCCCGACATATCGGCAACGCGCAACTACGCACCGACAATCGAGGCTCAAGACTTGCCAAGGAAGCAAAAGGCTCGAAGCGCCGAATTGACTTGGCTGTTTCATCCGTCATGGCACTCGAAAGAGCTTCATGGTGGCAATCTCAGGGTGGTTCATTGCCACAAGTATTCGACCCATTCACAATGGAGGTTCTAGATGCGTGAAAAAATCAGCACCGCAGTTGAAGTTGTAGGGGCTCTCTCCATTGCAATCGGCGTTGGAACTATCCTCGGACTTGGCGCAGCACTTATCGCAGGAGGAATCTTGGCAATCGTTGGTTCAGTATTAGCAGACTTCGCTGGCTTTGGAGGCAATGAATGAGCATCTTCTCGCGTGGCATCCAATCCTTCACAGTAGGCAGATACCCACAATTCAACAACTATGTCTCACCATTGAGCCAGTTGTACGGACAGACCTCGATGACCTCTGCCGCTGGCGAGCGCATTGATGAGTGGACTGCCCTCGGAGTTTCATCTGTCCTTGGCGCTGTCTCACTTCTTGCTGACTCAGTTGCTTCCATGCCACTTCGTTGCTACACCATCGACAAGACAGGCAACCGCATCATGCGACCTGTTCCTGATGTTCTTGCAAACCCCGACCCTGAATCCAACACATACGAATTGATTCACCAGATTGTCGCTTCAATGGCTTTGCATGGAAATGCTTATGTCAAGATTGACCGCGATCGCTTGGGCAACATGATTGGGCTTGTGCCATTGCATCCATATCAGATGCAGGTGCTTCCAACTGGTGACATGACTGGTCGCAGGTATCTCCACCTTGGCAATGAAATGAATCGTGAGGATGTTCTTCACCTTCGCTGGTTCACACCGCCTCAGTCTTTGGTCGGTATCTCACCATTGAATCAAGCTCGCAATCTCATCGGACTTTCCATCGCTATGGATCGCCATCTTGCCCAGTTCTACGGCGAGGGAGGAACGCCTTCTGGCGTTCTTGAAACTCCTCAGAAGTTGAATCTGGAACAGGCGCGAGTCATTCAGGCGACTTGGGAGGCAACCCACCGCCGACATCGCAAGCCAGCAGTTCTCTCTGACGGCTTGACCTTCAAACCAATCACAACTTCTGCTGCCGATGCCGAGATGATAAAGAGCAGAGAGCAGTTGATTCGCGACATCGCTCGCATCTTCCGCATCCCTTCTCACCTCATTCTTGCCTCTGGCGATAATCAGACATATCAGAATGTTGAGCAAGCATCTCTCAACTTCCTCACCCACACGATTGCCCCTTGGCTTCGCCGGGTTGAAATCGCCTTGTCACAGATTCTTGACCCTGGTGATGATGTCGCATTCGATACTTCAACCCTGCTTCGCACCGATGCAATCACTCGCGCTCGCGTGAACATGATCAATGTGTCAATGGGCGCTCGCACACCAAATGAGGTTCGCCTCATCGAAGGCATGGAGCCATTCGAGGGTGGAGATGTATTCAATCAGGCACTTGCTGGCAATGTAACCGCAGGAGGTCAGAATCCAGCACTCGGTCAGGATGAAGACCCTTCCGCACCTGTGATGGGAGTCCTTGAATAATGGCTGAAACATTCCGCGTTCCCAAAGGAGTTCAAGATGAAGCACAAAAGGCTTTGGCTTGGATTGCTGATGGTCATGCTGGCTCTGGCTTCACACCTGTGGGCAAGAAAAGAGCAAGCGACTTGGCTGCTGGACATCCAGTAAGCGCCGAAACAATCTTGAGAATGTACTCGTTCTTCAAGAGACATGAAGTGGACAAGAAGGCAGAAGGCTTCAACTCAGGGGAAGATGGATTTCCATCAGCAGGAAGAGTTGCTTGGTCGGCTTGGGGTGGAGACCCCGGTCTTGAATGGGCAACAAGAATCAGAAATCAAATCACGAAGAGCGCACGAGCGCTTTCCCTGATGGCATCCGAGGAGGGTGAAATGGCTGACATGAATGAAGTTCCAGACTTGAACGAGGAACTGACCGAACTTCTCGCAGATGTTGTGAGTTTCTACTTCCGCGCTCATGGCGCACATTGGAATGTTCGAGGCGCAGACTTCAGCGAGTATCACAAGCTCTTCCTGAAGATTTACGAAGATGTATATGAGTCCATTGATCCGATTGCTGAAAACCTTCGCAAGCTCGGCTCACTTGCACCATTCACACTCGGTTCATTCTTGGCACTTCGCTCAATCGAAGATGCTTCAACAACTTTGCAAGACCCAATCGCACTTGCCAACGACCTCTTGACAGCCAATGACATCATCCTTGATGAACTCTCAGATGCCTTTGATTGCGCCACCGCTTACAACCAGCAGGGAGTTGCAAACTTCCTCGCAGGTCGTATCGACCAGCATCAATTCTGGAAGTGGCAACTCACAGCCTCACTTGGTCAGGAAGTCACTCAGTCTTCACCAGACCCAGTCGATGCCCAAGGTGTCGATGCTGATGATGTCGAAGAAGATGAAGGCGCAACAATGCCAATGATGATCGCTTATTCAGCAATGACAGATGAGGAAATCCGAGCAGTCATCGGAGATTCAGGTCTTGACTTTGCAGACCGCGACACCGCTTGGGATTCAGCAGCAGCCGACAAGCGCGTTCAGGCGTGGGCTGGTGGAGATTCAATGGACTGGGCAAAGTACGCCAAGGCGTTCTTCTATGTCGATGAATCCAACAAGGAACTCCTCGGCTCTTACAAGTTGCAATTCGCTGACATCATCGATGGAGATTTGAAGGCAGTTCCAAAGGCAATCTTCGCAGTCGCCGGAATCTTGAACGGCGCTCGCGGTGGAGTCAATATCCCAACCGATGAGCAGAATGCCATCAAGGACAAGGTCGCTGCCTACTATGCAAAGATGTCAAAGACTTTCAATGACGATTCCATCAAAGCCCCTTTCGAGGGTCGCGCCTCCGCAGCTCGTATCGGCGAGGGAACTTTCGTCTCCTGGAACACCAGCAATGGTCGCGCCAAGGGCAAGGTTGAGAAGGTTGTCACCAAGGGTCAGGCAAAGTCTTCTGAAGGTTATGTCCTTGAAGCCACACCAGATGCCCCAGCGTTCGCAGTTCGTATCTACAAAGAGCAGGGGAATGGCTGGGTTCCAAGCGATGTGGTATCAGTTCATCGCCCAGACATCTTGACAGTTATCACCGCCCTCCCAGCCCCACGATCAGAGGATGTCGAAATGATGGAACAGCGCAAGGCAATGGCAACAGCAGAGCGCATCACAATGAGCGCCGAGGTTCGTGCAGTTGATACAACTGACGGCTCTCTTCGCCTTGCCGGATATGCTGCAACCTTCAACAAGGAAGCAGATGGCTTGAACTTCCGCGAGGTCATCGCTCCCGGCGCATTCACTCGCGCACTTGCCTCATCCGATCCAGTCTTCCTCCTTGTCAATCACGACATGGAAGGCATCCCACTTGCATCAAGCCAGTCAGGAACTCTTCAACTTCGCCAAGACAAGAATGGTCTCTATATCGAGGCTGAACTTGACCCTGCCAATCCAAAAGCGCAGGAACTCACCTCAGCACTTCGCCGAGGCGATATGGACAAGATGAGTTTCGCCTTCACAGTCTCACCTGATGGTCAGACTCGTGATGCTGGACTTCGCACCTTGACACAAATCGAGCGCCTCTTTGAAGTCTCGGTTGTCACTTTGCCAGCGTATTCTTCAACTAGCGTGGGAATGCGTTCGGCAGAAGAAGATGAAGACCTTGAACTTCGCCGAAAGAAGTTGGCGCTCAAGGTCAAACAACATTCCTTGCGTAATCGCAAGGCGTAACCCTCGGCGCACTCGCCCCGACTGGTAAAAACCAATCCAAGAGAGGAGACATTCAATGTCTCTAGCATCAAAACTCAAGGAGCAGCGTGATGGTCTTGTTGCCGAGGTTGAAACAACACTCGCAGCAGAAGATGTAAGCGCAGAAGCTCTAGATTCAGCATCAGCAGCGCAAGATGAAATTGCAAAGCTCGATGAGCGCATCGCAACTGCCGAGAAGGTAGAAGCACGCACCGCAGCAATCGCAGAGTCTCGCAAGGAGTCAGGCGTTGCAGTATTCGGTGGCGCAAAGGTCACAGCAGAGTCAATGACATACGACAAGGATGGCAAGAACTCTTTCGTTCGCGACATGATTGGCGCACAACTTCGCAATGACCGCACCTCATGGGAGCGCCTATATCGTCACCAGCAGGAAGTCGCAGTTGAGTCTCGCGATGTTTCCCGTACTGATGGCGCTGGTGGAGATTTCGTTCCTCCTATCTACCTCATCAACGAATACGCAGAGTTCGCTCGTGCTGCTCGTGTAACCGCTGACCTCGTCACCAACATGGCTCTGCCTGCTGGTACAGACAGCATCAACATTCCGCAGATCACAACAGGAACGCTTGCTGCATTCCAGTCTGCTGATAACGCTACAACAACAACTCGTGACATGGTCTCAAGCACAGTTACAGCACCAGTTCGCACAATCTCAGGTTATGAGAATGTGTCAATCCAGCTCGTTGAGCAGTCTCCTTTGGCTGGCGGTCTTGATCGTCTAGTCTTCGGCGACCTCATGGCTGATTACGCTCTCCAGCTCAACACCGCAGTTGTCGGTTCAGGCGATGGAACATCAGGCGCTCTCAAGGGTCTCATCACTCTTGGCGCAGATACCACCAACGGAATCCCAACAACATGGACTGAAACAACTCCATCAGCAGTCAATGGTGCAATCGCAATCGCGAAGGCAATCTCAAAGGTTGTAACCAATCGTTACAAGCAAGCAGAAGCCATCGTCATGCATCCTTCAATGTGGTACTGGTTCGCATCACAGGTGGATGGTTCAAACCGCCCACTCGTTGTGCCAGTAACAGGCGCATCACAGGCGTTCAACGCTGCTGGAACACTTACAAATCCGGGCGCACCTGCTGGTCTAGTTGGAACAATTCAGGGCGTTCCTGTGTTCTTGGATGCAACACTTCCAAAGAACTACGGCGCAACAACCAACTACTCTCCAATCCTCGTTGGTAAGTTCTCAGATTCTTACCTCTTCGAGTCTGGCGTGAAGACACGCGTTCTTCCTGATGTACTTTCAAGCAACTTGACAGTTCGCTTCCAAGTCTATGGATACGCTGCTCTAGCACACCGCTTCAACAAGTCAATCTCAACAATTTCTGGAACAGGAACTGTTGCACCTTCTGGCTACTAATAGCCAAAGCCTTGGCGCTGGCTCTATCCTTACCCGATAGAGTCAGCGCTTCGGCGCAACACCATCAACAGGGGAGAAGAAAGTGAAATCACTATTTCTTGAGGGTCTGGAATCAGCGAGGGAGTTGGTTCAGAATAAAGGCGTGGCACAACTTGACCGCCTCATTGAAGAATTGAAATTGGCACAACCTGAAACAACCTCCGTCACAATAGATGCGGAGAAGCGATGAAATCCTCACACAAGGTCTGCATCGGCATGGTGAACAACGGCACGATTGATGCGATGCTCGCAATGGATTTGATTGGCATCGCCAAATTGAAAGATGGTCGATTCGACCACATGGTGCAAGTCGGCAATGTCGGACTCACAACACGATCGCGCAATGTGGTCGTCAAAACTTTCCTAGAGACAACAGATGCCGATTGGCTCTTGATGATTGACTCAGATGAACGCCTATCTCTTGAAACTTGGCTGAAGCTCATCGATGCAGCACACGACAAAGACCGCCCGATTGTTTCAGGTCTAGTCTTTGCAGCCTTCTTTGATGACAATGATTCCCTTCGCCCAGTTCCTACCATCTACAAGCAAGACCCAGAGAAGGGCTTGCAACCGATTGATGATTATCTCGAAGACACGCTCCTTGAAGTGGATGCGGTGGGAACTGGTTGCCTCTTGATTCATCGCTCGGTTCTTCTTGAGATGCAGAAGCAAGCGACTCCCAATCAAGGAGCGAACTGGGCTTGGTTCGTAGAAGGCGCAATCGATGGCACATACTTTGGCGAGGACTTGCTCTTCTCCAAGAGAATCAAATCAATGGGCTTTCCCATCTATGCCCACACCGGGGCAATCTTGCCTCATCACAAGGAATTCTGGCTCGATGAACGCCATCATCAACCGATGCGCTCGTTCGCACTCACACAATCTCAGAAGCAGGAAGGTTGAGAGTACCCCCTGACTTTCAACCTTCCTGCCCTACACACAAGGAGTAATCGATGGCGACTGCCTATCCTGACGGCTTGGATAACTTCACCAATCCATCAGCTTCGGACACTCTTGATTCATCCACAGTTCCTCACGCCACTCAGCATGCCAATCTCAATGATGCGGTCAAGGCGATTGAAGTCGAACTTGGAACTGATCCAAAGGGAAGCAAGGCAACAGTCAAGGCTCGCCTCGATGCAGTAGATACAACCATCGCTGGCATCGTCACCAACGCTCCCACAGTCACAGTTGGCACAACGACAACAGGGGCAGCAGGAACATCAGCCTCCGTCACCAACACAGGCACATCCTCACAAGCAGTCCTCGCCTTCACCATTCCGCAAGGAGCGACAGGTGCAACCGGAGCGCAAGGTGCGACAGGTGCGACAGGTGCGACTGGCGCAAAAGGTGACACAGGTGCGACAGGTGCAACAGGAGCGCAAGGTGCAACTGGCGCAAAAGGTGACACAGGTGCGACAGGTGCAGCAGGAAGCAATGGAAGCAATGGAAGTGCTGCAACGATTTCAGTCGGCACAACCACAACAGGAGCAGCAGGAACTTCAGCCTCAGTTTCCAATTCTGGAACTTCCTCAGCAGCAGTCTTCAACTTCACCATTCCGCAA